AGAAGAGAAACTCGAATAGAAAAGGAGCAAGCCCAAGCTGCAGCTAAAGAGAATCAACAAGAAGCAGCAAGAAGCGGATCTGAACTAGGTCAAGCTCAGGCTGCCCCTCAATCATCATTCGGTGGAAGTAAAATTGGTGGGGCTTTTGCTGGTATTGGAGCAGCTGGAGCTGGTATTGGTGCGTTCTTTTTAGCTTTAGCTGGTGCTGAAGCCATAATGACTAAATTTGGCGCTGGTGATAATCTCAAAAATCTTCTTACCAATGTAGCAGAAGGTCTCAGTGCATTCAGCACAAAAGAGTTTGTTGCTCTTGGTACAGTTCTAGCAACAGGAGCTTTATTTGGATCTTTTGGTGGTGCCCACGAAGCTATTCAAGCCGGTGTCGGTATTGCAGCAATGGGTGCTGGTTTAGCTGGATTCTTAATTTCTCTTTCAGCAGCAGATGCTGTCATGGGTTCATTTGGTGGTGATGGTTCAACATTATCTCCACTTTTAAACAATATTGCAGATGGTTTATCAGCTTTCAACAATGAAAGTATGATTGCACTTGGTACAGCGTTGGCTACTGGTGCAGGTCTTGGAGCATTATTTGGTATTGGTAAAGCTGGTAAAGCTGGATTCGGTATTGCAGCAGTGGGTGCTGGTATTGCTGGTTTTCTTGCAGCATTGTCTGGGGCTGATTGGGCTGCAAGTAAACTTGGTGCTGACGGTAGCAGTATAGGACCTCTTTTAACAAACATTGGTGAGGGTTTATCAGCATTTTCAAGTGAAGGGTTTATTGCTTTAGGTGCAGTAATAGGTGCAGGTGGTGCTTTAGGTGCTTTGTTTCCTTCCGGTGCACTTGGTGCAACAGTAGGAATAGCAGCGGTTGGAGCAGGTATTGGTGCATTTTTGGCCGCTCTTTCTGCAGCTGACTGGGTCGCTGGTAAGTTAGGTTCGAAAGGAGAAAATATTGGTCCGCTTCTAAAAAATATAGGAGAGGGTCTTTCATCCTTTAAAGATCTTAACGCCGAACAGATTCTTTCTATTGGCCCAGCACTTATAGGATTAGAAGCTGGTTTGTTGGCCCTGTTTGCTGGAGAAGGTATAAAAAGCGTTTTGTCAAGCGGTATGGATGCTATCAAGGGAGCATGGAACTGGATAACCGGTAATGATGAGCCTGTTGAGAAAAAAGGAATCATACAAAACCTGATTGATGAGCTAGAACCTCTCAAGGATTTAGATTTAGCTGATGTTGACAAACTTGATAAGTTCTCCTCAAGTTTAAATAACTTTGCATCGTCAATAAATGAACTTGGTGATCTTAATGTTGGAGACCTAGATGGCAACATTGCCGACATAGCTAAAAATATATCCAAAACTCTACCCGTAATCAAAGTAATGGTAGAAGGTGGATCAATCAAGGATGGATTTTTTGATGTTGGTAATCCTAATATGGATTTTGGACCTGAAGGAGAAGGTGGTCTACTCAATCCTAATTTGAAGATGGAAGAGTTGGAGAAAAAGGTTCGACAGATAAGAAATATTTTCGGCCAATCCTTACAGCTGACACCAGCTATGGCTAATCAACCTTCATTCGATCAGTATCAATCACCATTAGGTTTAACTGACCTGACTCAGCAAACTAGTGTAATCACTGATTCCAGTTCTAGCACCAAACAGATTATTGTAAATAACAATAACGTTGTCGGTAGTGTAGATTCTAGTACAAATGTATCTGGTGCTATGGGTGGTGGAGCAGGCTCCAACTCGTTACCGGCTGGAGCTGCTCGCAATAATGATAAGACGTTTGGACGTTTTGCTATGGCTTAGTCGTTAGCCAACGATTCAAAGAACGACATACCATCATCATCGTCATCATCGGCACTAGCCATAACTGGTTCAGCTTTTTCCTTCAGAGTAGGAGCTGGCTCAGCCTCTTGGACATTCTGTGCAATGTTATCACGATTACCCTGATCCCCACCTAGACCAAGCACTCTGTTGAGTTTGGTCTGTAGTTCTTCATAACTTTTAAAGTTACTGGCATCAACGAAGTCAGCAAGTGAGGCTTCAGACTTCCAAAGCTTCTCTAGGGCATCATCGTCATCAAGAAGTGAGGCGGAGGATTCAAACTCAGACTTGTCATAGTTACGATAACCTTCGACCTGGCGAATCTTTAGCTTGAAGTTAGCCCCTTCCCAAAGATCGAAAGGATTAACAGGAGACTCATCTTCAAACTGAGGATTCATCTGATCATTAATCTTGTCCCATATCTTCTTACCATACTTGTACAGAAATACTTTACCTTCGTTTTCTGGAGCAGAAGGATCAGATACAACATAGATGTTAGAGATATAAGTTAACCTGCGCTTCTGTTTACGAGCCAGATCTTTGTTTGACTCGACACCAGAGTTCCAAAGCATTGTGTTATGCTCAGAGACAGGATCTTTCTTACCAATAGTGGTAAGTGAATCTTCAATATACCAACCACCAGGACCTTGGAAGCCGTGATTGAAAACACGAACATAAGGCATATCTTCCCCAGAAGGAGCTGGTAAAAAACGAATCACTGCATATCCGTTACCAGCTTTATCAACAGTAGGCTTCCAAAATCGATCATCGTCAGATCGACCCTGTTCAGCGTTACCACTCAACTTAGCTGTTTCGGTTATGAGGGATTCCAATGAGGTTTTGCGGGATCTTTTAAGTTCTGCAAATGAACTAGACATATATATTCTCCGTATAAGCGATGTATTAACGTTTTATCCAATATCAAAAACACATTATATAATCATAACAACACAGGTATTATCGTTTAACTACAGCAAAAAGTCAACCGACAAATATTTTCTTCATAATAGACTTATATACTTCCTTGTCAATGTGAAGAAACGGTTTGTACTTAACAACTCTTTGTTTGACACTGTCGTACATTATATCGTCAATGTCCCACTTAGAGGAAAAGTCCAATACCATATCAATGATACAAAAAGTCTCGATTGATATATGATTGCCCAACAATCTAACAAGTAGATGGGGATGAGCTTCCTTATTTATCTTAAACAGGTCATTAA